ATAGGATATAAAGATTTCGTGAATAATAATGAATTTGTTTATGATGATTACACCCAAGGAATTGGCGATTATGTATATAGTATTGTGCCCGTTGCTGTCAATGAAACTGAAGGAATTCCAAATTCTGTTGAAGTAAACTCAACATTTGCAGGTTGGCACTTGGTAGATAAGCAAACGAATCGCATCATTTCATTTGATAAGTTTTTAGGAAGTGAAGCTTCTGCATCAACATCTATCAACCAAGGAAGGACTCAGATTGACACATTATCCCGATTCCCTAGATTTGTCTACACTGACCAAGATTATCACACCTTCTCCCTTCAAGGGGTATTCATTCCTGAAGATTGGGAAACATCAGGTCAACTTTATCAATCTATTGTGGATACCTATATTCGAAGTCATAAACCTTTCCTTTGTAAAAGTGGTTCAGGGGAAATATATATTGTCGAATGTAGCTCACCGAATAAATCTGCCCCTCAAAATGTGTATAAAGGGTACGACTATTTCGAACTTACGATGCAATTTACAGAAGTAATGACGGAATCAGAATATAATGAATTATTCTTATAGGAGGAGATAAATATGATTAACAGTACAGAATCATTTAAAAATATGATGCTCTCTCCTTCTTATCGAATATTTATTAAAATAGAAATTTATGATTCTGCTATGCGATATATCAAAGAGATTACACAACAAGTAAAGAGTGATATCGGAACGTTAGCTGTTAATTCAGACTCACCTATTCGAAGGTCATTTAAAATTTCACTCGACAATTCGTTAGGTGAATTTACGTTTGGTGAGAATAATTTTTTATGGCTAGATAAACGTTTAAAACTTTATGTGGGATTGTCAACATGGAATGGTACAGTGGAATGGATTCCTCAAGGAATTTTTATTCTCACAGATCCAGAGGATAATCATTTAATGGAAGGTAAAACAGCAACTATTAATGCAGTAGATAAAGCATGTTTGATGACAAACAATCGTGGAAAATTTGTAAATGAGTTTATCATTACCAAAGATGCTGATATTGTTTCCACTATTAAAACTATTGCAGGAAAAGTCGGGGAAACACTATTTAACTTTGACACCCCTGATGTTGCAGATTCAAAGGTTAAATACGAACTCACATATTCAGGCAGTGATAATTATTGGTCAGCGATAGAAGAACTTGCAACAATGGCAAAGTGTGAAATCTATTATGATGCTTCAGGATATTTAACTTTGCGTAAAATAAATTTAACAGATTTTGACAACGCTCCAATTGTTTGGAGTTATGTTTTTGGTTCGGCAAATGAAAAACTATACGCTGGAAACACAAGAGTCATGAATACTTCAGAATTGTTTAACGATGTCATTGTGCTAGGTGGCGGTTCTCAATCGGAGTCAGTAAAATATCGGATAACTGTAGATGAAACAAATCCTATTTGGGCTGGTCATCCCTATTCAGTACAGAAGATTGGTTGGAATACGTTACTTTGGAATTCAGGAAGTCCTGATGTTGCACTTGAAACTGAAGAACAATGTAAATTCAGAGCCAAGTTAGAATTAATGAAACACTTAGGATTCGTTGAAGATGTATCAGTAAATTCTGCTCCAAACTATTTATTAGATGTGAATGATATCATATGGATAGAAGATTTAGAAAATGGATTAACTGGTGATAAGTATATGATTAAGTCTATGAATATTCCGTTATCACCAAGCCAAATGACATTGGAAGTATCTAAATACAAAAAAGTAATTTCTGATTGGAACTTTATATAAATAAGGTGATGAAACTATGAACGATAAACAATTTCATAATTTAATGAAAACAATGATACGTGAAGAATTAAAAGCACAAGGCTTACTGGTAGGACAATGGCATTTAGGTAAGGTTGGGCAGATAGTCTCCACCAAACAATTGAAATGCTATATAGACGGAGGAGATGTGCTACAGACAGTTGCATGTAATCCAAGTGTGACGTTTGCAGTTAACGATGAGATTTGGGTAATTTACATCAACGGTAATGCTCGTGATAAGTTCGCAATTTCGAAAAGGGCTATTTAAAGGAGGTGTGTAAATGGCTTTACAGAAACCTTATAATCTAAGTATTAGCGGAAAAACAATAGATGCAACTGAAGATAATAAATTTACATGGTCAGTTTCAGGTGATGTACAAACATCATATAAAGTAGATATATATAATAATTCAACTAATGTGATAGCACATACGTCAGGCATTGTAACAAGTTATAGTTTAACATATACAATCCCTAAGAATGTGTTAACAAATGGGAATGAATATCGAGTTATCGTTACTATTTATAATATTTCAAATGCAAGTCAATCTTCAGATGCAGTCATATTTCAAACATCAGGTAGACCTGTTGTGACAGTTGATACTATCGGAACAGTATCTAACTTTTCGAATACATTCACTGCGAGTTTTACGCAATCGGAAAGTGTACCTTTGCAAAGTTGGAATGTAAATTTATACAACAGTGATAAAGAGTTAATTGATCACTCGGATATTATGATTGAGTTACCAATGGAATATTTGTTTTCTAACTTAGAAACAGAGAAATCCTACTTTATTGAATTCCAAGTAACAAGTGAAAAAGGGTTAATTGGTACAACTGGTTTAGTTGCATTTGATTGTTTCTATTTTCGCCCTAAACAGAATTTAAATCTCATATCAAAAAATATAGAGAATGCTGGAATAGAATTAAGCTGGTTTATCCGTCAAATTCTTGGGAAATCAAACGATAGCTACAATTGGGTAAACAATGACCATGTTAACATTCGTGATGGTGGGAAAATTTGGTTTGATGAAGGATTTAGTATTGATCAAGATTTTTCGTTAAAAGTATGGTTACAAGGTGTAGAGAATAATGTTCCCCTACTCACGTTAACAGGAGAGAATGGGAAAATAGTAGTTACATACAATCCTATATTAGAAGCATTCGTCTTAACAAAAACTACGGAGGTTACTAGTGATTCATTTGAAAGTAATAAAATAGTAGAGTATACCTTTATCTCCCCTTATCAAATCATTGAGCTAACAGGGGATAAAACGGTTTTACTAATTCAACAAATTGACAGCGACATTTACATAGAAGTAACAATGTACGATTAAACTCCTGATTAGATTCGGGAGTTTTTATTTTATAGGAAGATGGTGAGTGAATGCAATACAATTTTAAAGGTACATATGATGTTAATCAAAACTATGTAGTGAAGGATGTAGTTTCATTTACACAAAATGGAATCACTAAATATTATTTTTGTTTGAATCCTAACTATAATACAAATCCACAACAACCAAGTCAAAGTTCTGATTCGAGTTACTGGGGAGTTATTAACGCACTAAGTAATTTTCCTAATTCAGTTGACCAATTTATTTATAGAGTCAATATTTCAGGTAATGACAAAGTAGATATTGCTAGAATCAATGAATTAACGCTGAAAACATCATTAACCATTGATGAACAAGATGAATTAACTTACTTAATCAGCAAACATAAAAACAAACTATTTCAAGCTGATGACTTAAACGCTATTCAAGACTCACTTAGTAATTTACAGATATTTTTCAAGGATAAAGTAGAATCCTATATTAATTCTTCTCTTAATGATATTACTATAGTTAGGGATGAAGCCTTATCTTCATTAGAAACGAAAAAATCAAGTCTTGATCTTTATTTAGATTCCACCACAGCAGGTGCATTACGTGTGGACATAGGGGTTATGGGAGACTTAACAACTACGAATAAACATAGTTTAGTAGAGGCTTTAAATGAGACAAGAAACAATACTCAAGTTTATAAATTAACTGAAGATGATGGAAAAGTAAAAACTCTTGCCTTAAATACTGACTTGAATATATTTAAAAGTACTGGGTTGTATTTTTCATTAGGAACAAATATTAATTCACCTTTTATTAGTGGTGGGGTATTAGAAATTTTTAATTATGGTGTAGGTTCAGGTGAACGAGTACTTCAAAGATACACAAGAAACTATATGGCAGAAACATGGGAACGTATATTTGATGGTAGTGCTTGGGGAGGTTGGGTTAAACTTGCTACAAATGCAGAGGCTCAAATGATAAAAATCACGAGTGATATTGGTGCTACAAAGTTATATGCATATACAAACACCGATGACATTCTAGCGCTCATTGTTGCGTCAGGAATGGGACTACACACGTTTTATGCAAGTGCAATATCTTTAAATAAACCTACATCTGACAGTATACGAGGATTTGCTCATATTACAGGAATGAATCCAAGTAATGGGTATGTTCAAGCATATGACTATCATGGTAATTCTTTTACGAATTATATTCTTAATGGAGTTTGGCAAGGATGGAGACAGTTAAATTCAGATAAAGACACCCAAACTGCACTATGGACGGGTGCTGCCTTAATGCATGCTCCTTCAGGTGTAAGGTCAACAGTTGTTCCCACAAAGAAATTATCCGAATGTAGAAATGGTTGGATTCTTGTATGGAGTGACTATGATGCAGGTGTGGGCAGTGGAGATTTCGATTTTAACTATTCATTTATCCCTAAATTTACAGCTTCAAATATCAATGGCGGAAAGCATATATTCCCTATCGGAAATTTTTTATCAACAACTACAAATAACGTAGCATGTAAAGCTTTACAGGTATGGGATGATAAATTAGTAGGTTATGATGAAAATAATTACAGTGCGACATCATCTAATGATGTTTGTTTGCGATATGTT